AACTAGTATATAAAAAACTCACTATACAATATAATTAGAACATAGACGCGTATAGTCGACGGCCTAGAGACTATGTTCGGAAAACTAGGAGGATAATAATATGGCAAATACTACATTTTCAGGACCGGTAAGATCTAAAAATGGTTTTATCAATTTAGGACCTGGAGCAGTTGTTGCTCTTACTGCAGCTACAAATTTAACTGTAGCGGCTCACGCAGGAAGAGTTTTAACTATGGATCCCGTTGGGACTCCAACTGCAATCACACTACCTACAATCAATGCTACTGCTGACTCAGACGTAGCTGGACCAGGAAGTGACCCAAACAATCCAAACACTATTGGAACTACTTTTGAAATTCTTTTCATTGATGAATTCACTGGTACAATTTCAACAGATGGAACTGACAAATTTGTTGGTTCAGTAATGGTTGGTGTTGACGATGGTTCGAAAAAAGCTTTCGTACCTGCAGCAGCAAATGATGTTGTAAATTTAAACGGAGAAGCTGGAACTGGTAACGCTACTAAAGGTGGCTTAGTTGGTTCTAGAATCAAGTTTACTGCAACAGCAGACAATCAATACATGGTTGAAGGTTTATTAATTGGTGACGGTACAATCGTTACACCTTTTGGTAACTAATAATTACGTGGGTGGGAAACTTTAAGACTTTTTGATCTTAATACCCACCCACACTAATAAGAAAACGGAGAAAAAAATATGGTATTCGGATCAGATAACGAAGCAACACAACAAACGACTGAGACAGGAACAGTTCAGTCTGGAAGAACAAGAGTTTACGGATTGTATTATACTGGAACAGCTACTGCTGGAGACATCGTTTTAAAAGATGGAGGATCTGGTGGAAGTGCAAAAGTAACTCTTTCAAAAGCAGCTGTTGCGGAATCTAAAATGGTTGAGTTTCCAAGACCTGTTTTATTTAAAACAGATGTGTATGCAACTTTTACGACTGAACAAGTTACGTCTATTACTGTTTTTCATAGCGGCGGAAACCAAGATTAGGAGGCTGACTAATGGCCAACACGACTTCTGGAACTACAACGTTTGAAAAAACTTTTTATATCGATGAGATAGTTGAAGAGTGTTACAACAGACTTGGGCTGTTTGATATGAGCGGTTACAATTTAAAAACCGCAAGAAGATCTTTAAACATAATGTTTCAAGAATGGGGTAATAGAGGACTTCATTATTGGGAAGTAGGAAATACAAATATTACTTTAGTTAACGGTCAAAACGAATACGCCATTTATCGTTCTACAGGTGACGGAAATTCTAACGGAGTTACTTCAACTTTAACAGCAGCGATAACTACAACTTCTCAAACCACTGGAATTACAATTGCTTCAAAAGACAGAATGCCTACAGAGGGAACAATCAATGTAGGTTCTGAAAATATAAGCTATACAGGATTTAATAGTTTAGAATTAACGGGAGTAACAAGAGGAGTTAATGGAACAACTGCAGCCACTCATTCTAACGGTGCTGCCATTACTAATTTTGTAAATGGTGCTTCGGATATTTTAGAGGCCTCTTTTAGAAATAGTTCTAATGTTGATTCACCTTTATCAAAAATAAATAGATCAGCTTATCAAGCTTTATCTAATAAATCAGCTACAGGTCAGCCATCACAATATTTTGTTCAAAGATTTATAGACAGAGTAACTATTCAATTATATTTAACGCCTGGATCTTCAGAAAATAATCAAGTTATTAATTTTAATTTTGAAAAAAGAATTCAAGATGCAGGTGTTTATACAAATGCAACTAATGTTCCATACAGATTTGTACCTTGTATGGTTGCAGGATTAACTTATTATTTATCTATGAAATATAAAAAAGATGAAACACAAGCTTTAAAACTAATATACGAGGATGAATTGGCTAGAGCTTTAGCAGAAGACGGATCTCCATCAAGTACGTTTATATCTCCTAAAAGCTACTACCCTACAGCATAATTATGGGAAACACAGCAAGAGGAAAATACGCAAAATTTATTTCAGACAGATCTGGATTACAATTTCCATACAGCGAAATGGTTAGAGAATGGAATGGTGCGAGAGTTCACACATCTGAGTTTGAACCTAAACAACCTCAATTAGAACCAACACCTTTTACCGCTGATCCTCAAGGTTTACAGCATCCAAGACCGGCAAGACAAGAACCACCTACAACAGATATCTTGCCAGAAAATCCTTTTTCAACTAATGGCACAACAACAATAACAGTTAGTCAACCTTTTAGTGGATTAGTAAACAATGACCAAGTTAGATTTACAGGAATACCAAGACCTATTGGTGGTGTTCCAGTAGCCGCGTTTACTTTAAAGACTACTTTAGCTTCTGATTTAACAGCCACTGAAGTTGGATCTTTAACTTTAACTGATGCAACTTATTATCCAAATTCAGGGTATTTAATGATTCAAAAAGTTATTGAAACTGGTGTATTACCAGCACCAAATGAAAATATAACTGTAGGACAATTTCAAAATGAAGTCATTCAATATAGCTCAAAATCAGGAAATGTATTGAGTGGTTTAATAAGAGCGTCTAAAGCACCTTTTAGAGGGGTAACCTTAAATTCTACTATAGCTGGAGCTCACAGCTCTGGAGCCGTTGTTTTTGGGTCTTATCCTATAACAATGATTGAAACAACAGTGAACCAAGCTGGACAACCACCACAAGTTACTGTAAAAAATAGCTATAGTTTTACAGTTAATTCAGCTGCAACATCAACAGAAACAGGAGGAGGATTTCAAAGTATTGTAAGTCCTTTAAACGATAGAGCATGACATATTTAGAATTAAAACAAAAAATTAGAGATTACACAGAAGTTAGTTCAACAGTGTTTACCGATACTATCATTCAAGGTTTTATTGAGGACGCTGAATTTAGAATTTTAAGAGATGTTGATTCTGATAATAACAGATTTTATGCTACAGCTAGCTTAGTTGTAAATCAAAGATATATTTTAGTTCCGGAAAATACTTTAGTTATTAGATCAGCTCAAATCGTAAAACCACCAAGTGGCACTGAAGACAGAGGTTTTTTACAGTTTAGAGATCCTAATTTTATGAGCGAATATAACCCTACAGACGCTACTGGAGAGCCAAAATACTATGGTTGGTGGGATGCGAACAATATTGTATTTGCTCCTGTTCCAGATCAAACTTATGAAATTCAGATAAATTATATCTTGAAACCCACTGGATTATCCGCTACAAATAGTACCTCATATTTAGGTACGAACTTTCCCAACGGACTTTTATATGCATGCCTAATCGAGGCTTACGGATTTTTAAAAGGCCCACAAGATCAGTTGACACTATACGAAAATAGGTATAAACAAGCTGTAGAGGCCTTCTCAATCGAAGCTATGGGAAGACGAAGACGAGATGAATATCAAGCTGGTGTTCCTCGTATAGGAAAACAATAAGGAGTTAAAATGGCAATTACACAAGCGATAGCAAATAGTTTTAAACAACAACTATTAGAAGCAAAACAAAATTTTTTAGCATCAGGATCTGGTGGAAATACTTTCAAACTAGCTCTTTATTCCAGCTCAGCAACTTTAAGTTCAGCAACAACTGTTTACACAACAACAAACGAAGTTTCTAACTCAGGATCTTACTCAGCAGGAGGAGGAGTTTTAGTAAACTCTGGAACTTCTATTTCAGCTGGTGTTGCTAGAACAACGTTTGCAAATTTATCTTTTACCTCTGCAACAATTACTGCAAGAGGTGCTTTAATTTATAATACAAGTCAATCAAACGCTGCAGTTTGTGTTTTAAATTTTGGAACAGATAAAACAGCAACATCTGGAACATTTACAATTCAATTCCCAGCAAATACATCAACTGCCAGTATCTTAAGGATATCAGGTTAATTAGGAGGTAGCCTCCTATGGCCGACAAAACATATACAGTCACTGTCGCAAGTGGAAATTTGTATGGTGGTGGCACAGGTAATGTTTTCTATTTAGACGGAGTTAGAAATTCAACAGGTCCCGGTGAAATTAAATGGGTTCAAGGGGCTACATTAAGATTTAATCAAAACGATTCTTCTAATGTTAATCATCCATTACTATTTACCACTGATGCATCCTCACCCAATTCTTATAGAATTTCAACTGGTGTAACTTATAATTTAGATGGATCTACAGTTCCTGAAAGTGATTACACAACTACAGCTTCTTTTAATGCTGCAACTACTCGATACGTAGAAATTACACCTGCTAACAATATTGATTTTTATTATTTTTGTTATGTCCATGGAATTGGAATGGGTGGACCTGTTGATCTTGTTCAAGATGCATGGGGAGCTTTAAATTGGTCACAAGGTGCTTGGCAAGATCAAGCAAACGCATCTATAATTCCAACAGGAATTGAAACTACTTTTACTTTAGGTTCCATAACTATAGACGCAACCGTTGAGCAAGGTTGGGGAAGAGGAAACTGGGGAGAACAACTTTGGGGTAATCCAAACGAAGGAGCTGATGTAACAGGGTTTGGTTTATCTGCAAGTTTAGGAAGTGTATCTATTACTGGAGTAATTAATGAAGGTTGGGGACGATCTACGTGGGGAGATTTACCATGGGGTCAAGGAGGAACTATTCTTGCAGATTCTTTCCCCATGTCAATGTCTCTTGGTTCAGTTTCAGTTGATTCTGAAGTTAATATTGGTTGGGGTAGAAATAAATGGGGTGAACAAGAATGGGGAACTCCTAATGAATCAGCACAACTAACAGGATTTAATTTATCTACAAATTTAGGATCAGTTTCATTAACCACAGAAGTAAACACTGGTTGGGGAAGAACTAATTGGGGTGAATTAGGTTGGGGTATTCCAGGAACTTTAATACCTGCAGGATTCTCAATGTCATTTTCTTTAGGCACAGTAACAGCAACCGCTGAAGTAAATACTGGTTGGGGTAGAAAAGAATGGGGTGAAGGTTTATGGAATAACGATGGAGACAATTTAGTAGTACCTACAGGATTTGGATTAAATGCTACTTTAGCAAATGTAGGAACAGAGGTAGAGGTAAATACTGGTTGGGGAAGATCTACGTGGGGTGCCTTAGATTGGGGTGGTTTCTCAGATTCTATATCTGTAAGTGTTTCTGGAAACCCTATAACTGTGTCGTTAAACAGCGTTACAGCCACACCGAATACGATAGTGACACCTACTGGAATTAATGCAACAATTAACTTAGGAACCCTTGACATTGACGCAGATGCGAATATAACATTAACAGGAAATAGCTTGACAGCGGCTACAGGATCGCTTAATGCTATTATCTGGAACCAAGTTGATACAGGCACAGCACCCACTTGGAAAAATGTTGACACAGCTGCTTAATTTTAATAAAATACGAACAAATAAGGACTTAAAAATATGGCAAACAGTACATCAAGCTTTTTAAAACTTACCGTACAAGCAACTGGTGAAAACTCAGGTACGTGGGGTACAATTACAAACACAAACTTATTAATTCTTGAGCAAGCATCAGCTGGTTATGAAGCCGTAGCACTTAATGCTACAACAGGAGCAACTTTAGTTGCAACAAATGGCGCTGTTTCAAACGCTAAAAATATTGCGTTAGAATTAACTGGAACGATTACAGGCGCAGTAAATGTTACTGTTCCAATAACAGAAAAATATTACATTATTAAAAACTCAACATCTGGAGCTTACGCAGTAACAGTTAAAGTATCAGGTCAAACTGGTGTAACTTGGGCTGCTGCTGATAAAGGAACTAAAATTCTTTATGGTAACGGAACAGATATGATTAACTCTAATTTAGAGAAATTATCATCTGACTACGCTCCTCAACTTTCAGCTAACTTAGACGCAAATGGTAAAAACATTTTAATCGATGGTGGAAATTTCATTGGAGATGAAAACGGTCTAGAACAAATTAAATTTACAACTACAGGATCAGCTGTAAATGAATTTACAGTAACTAACGCTGCAGCAGGAAACGCTCCAGCATTATCAGCTACTGGTGGCGACACAAACATTGATTTAACTTTGACTCCAAAAGGAATTGGTAGAGTTACATTAAATGGTGGTGGTAAAATTCAACAACTTGCAGAAAAAGTTACAACATCTGCAACATCAGCCACTGGAACAATCAACTATGATGTTATTACACAAGCA